AAGTCAATATCAATCAATCAACATACGGAGAACCACTTATGCAAATCGCAAAATGTGTTCAGCGTATACAAAGAGCAGAAAGCGTTGCAAAGTTTAAAGACAACCTTGCAAAAAGTTTGCACTTTGAAAAATACGCAAAAGCAAAAGGCTCGGAGCGTTTAAAACTGTTCCATGAAGCTATTGCGGAAGGGTGGGTCACTGCGTGAAGCAGTTGTCACTCTTCAGCCCTCAAGAGCTTATGAAATGCTATGAAGCTACTAACGTCATTAGCATTGTTAGAAAGTCTTTGAGAGCTACAAAACAAAAAAAGCCTGTCCCAACTACGGGGCAGGTTTTAAAATTTCCTAAAAAGTTTGTGTCTTGATGGTTGGACTAGGTTGCCAATTAATCGAAGGCGAACTTGAGGAAATCAAAATAAATGCACTTGGCTACACTGAGAACGGTAGAGCTATCTTGGATAGCCAAGAGCATATTTTTACTGAAGCGTTTGCAGAGATGGAAATTTTATCTGCTGAAGATAAACTTTCAAAATGGAAACAAAAATACTTCAATAAATAATTAAGAACGCCGTCAAAACTTGATTAGGTTTTGTAACCTAAGGACTAGACGGCGTTTTTATTTTATCAATCAATCAACAATAGGGGACACTATGATAACATTTGATAATGTTAAAATAACTAAAACAACAGTAAGTGACGGCGAATACAGTGACAAAAAGAAAAAATGGGTAAAACACAAATCACCTAAAGTAACTAAAAAAGTTATTTATGATGAAAATTGTTATGATTTAGGCGAGTTGTATTCTGCGGTTAAATTTGCTTGTGAACAGTCAGTATATGACGGCGAGTTGTCAGTTACTATGACAGTTAAAAACGAATATTAATGTCTGGTTTTAAATCTTATAAAATACGAGACGGCGTTCATATCCCTTCTGACAAATATCGGAAGGGGTGGAACGATATTTTTGCAAATAAAACTCAATCAACAAAAGGACTAGACGGTGCATCAAAAACTAAAAAAACAAGTGTTATCATTTCTGGTAAGAACAAGGTCACTAAAACAGTATGATGAATTGTCACCACATCAGGTGGCTTACAAAGCTGTTAACTTAATAGAAAGAGTTATCGAGGGAAATAACCCTCCATTATTTAATCTTACAAATGAAATCCAAAAATCAACACTGGAGGACTAATGGGTAACTAAAAGTTGTACTGAAGAGGCTTCAATAGCCGAAACGCCGTCTACTACTACTAGACGGTGTATACAACATGTGGAAAACTGCCATTATTGGATTTAATTCACTAATGGATTGTTGTAAATTTCTTAAAAAACAAAGGAGGGAAATTGTTACTAACTAAAAATGTTTATAATTTTTGGGGTGTGTCTTGGTGGACATCTGTCAAACTATATCACTAAATTATAAACTTAACTAAGGAGTATAAATGGACTTTAAATTAGGTTTATTTAATATTTATACTGAAACGTATTCCAAATGGAATACTTTTAATGTAAGTAAATCAAAACATGAAACAATTATTGATATTGCGTATTGGAGAATATTTATATCGTAATTGTTTTAAGTGTGGTTGTCTTCACTTGTAAATCAAGAGACAACATTAGAAAGTAAGAAAGGGAGAAGATGAAAAGCGGATTAAATCTATTAAAGATTATAGAGGAGATGCGTAAGTTTGATGCTCAAATCGAAGCTCAAGCTGTAGCGGTATTTTTTTTTGTTGGCGTTTACGGCGACAAAGATGGAATATCAATGCAAAAAATAAGTGAAGATTTAGACATAGCTCAGTCTTCAGTGTCTAGGAATGTTTATAAATTATCTGACATTAACAGACACAAAAAGACAGGGATAGGTCTATTAGAGGCTTTTGAAGACCCAATGGAAAGACGTAGAAAGATTGTACGTCTTACAGCAAAAGGCAGAAGAGTTTACTCAACTCTTTTGGAATGGGTCAAATAACAATGAGCGGAGGTACTAATGCAACAACGAAATGTAAAGTTGTTAACGGAGATACACCGCAAATTAACTCTTAAAGGTTGGGAAAAGTTGCAATCAAAACGAGCTGATACAATAATTACTATGTTAGGTCGTGGAATGCTTGTGACTGAAGTTAACGATACCCACATTGAAAACATTGTGGACACGTTAGAAGACAGGGGTTTTGCTCCTGCTACTATCAATCGTTATCTTTCATCAATCAGTAAGATGTTAAGATTTGCCAATCAGAGACAATCTATCTATCATCTTGATAGAGTGCCTCACATTGAATGGCAAAAAGAGGACAATGGTCGAGAACGATACCTTGAACCAATGGAAGAGCAAGAAATTATCAGATTGTTAACTGAATGGAATATGGTTGACTATTTGGAATTTTATTTGTTTTTAATTGATACAGGTATGAGACTTGGCGAGGCGTTATCTATTAAGAAGTTAATGGTTCATAACAACAATGGAAACTATGTTGTTAACCTACCTGCTACGGTCACTAAAAATGGTGAGCCTAGAGGTGTGCCACTAACAGAACGTGCTAAGTCAATCGTTGTTAAACTGTTGAACAATGCGGAAAGAAACGACCTTGTGTTTAAACATTTAAAGTATTGGACTTGTGAAAACACTTGGAGACGTTTGCGAAAAGCAATGAATTTAGAAGACGACAAAGAGTTTGTCATTCATTGTTTAAGACATACTTGTGCAACACGTTTGGCACAATCTGGTAAAGTTGAATTACACATGATTGGTCAAATGTTAGGTCACAAGTCATGGAAGATGATAAAAAGATACTCTCATTTAATACCTAATAATTTAATGGGAGCAGTAAGTGTCCTTAATGGAATTAATAATTCCACATAAGGAAAAGTAGTGATTAGAGGATAGTTGGGTTATGTGTAATTACAACGATAATAAAAGTGATGTATTTACTTGTGGATTGGTACAATAGGATTTGCAATCCTCTGCGTAACCATTCCGCCACGTTGCCTTTAGTTTGTTTTTGTAAGTAAACACAACAACTATTCTCTATCACACCTCTAATAAAATAGCAAAGGAGTGAACTTAATTTGTAAGTCATTCCGCAGTTGCATCAATCAATAATAAGGAGAATACATGAAGATACTTGAAATAATGCCAACGTATCAAGACCAGACACAAACTGAAAAGATGTCTGCTGAACTTGGAAAGAACCGCACAAATAAGAGAAGGCTGTCACACATAGAACGTGAAGAGGAAAGCGTTACGTCTTACGGTAAAGTTATTGTAGCAAATACAATACGTCCATTAGCAATAGCCATTGCAGAATGGGTAGAACATGCAATATCAAATGTTCATTCCAAACCACCCATTGCTCTCAAATATATTTCCCAAGTAGACCCTAAAATTGTAGCATTGATAACGGCAAAACATGTAATCAATACTATTACTAATACTAAAAATCTTACAGCTACCGCTATTACTTTAGGTGGTAGAATTGAAACTGAGATTAGTCTTAAAAATTTTAAAGGATTAAACCCAGAGTTATACGAGACAGTTAAAAAAGACTTAGACAAAAGGTCTTGGAACTATAATTATAAAAGAAGAAAATTAAGAGAAAGTGCAAAACGTGATGAAGTTATGCAGTGGGAAGAGTGGACTACTACTGAAAAACTACACGTTGGAATGGAGCTTGTTTCTTTGCTTATTTCTAGTACAGGACTTGTAGAAATAGCTACAGAACAACACAAACACAAGACTGTTAAAGTTATTAAACAGACTGCAAAAACAAAAGAATGGATTAATAACCGTAATAAGTTTAATGAGCTATTAAACCCAGAATACCTGCCTATGGTTATGCCTCCAAAATCTGTAGAGGACGGTAAAGTGGTCGGACACGGTTATTGGACAGCAGAAATGCCAGAATTAGACCTTGTTAAACAAAAAGGTAAGAAATTCACAAAAGAATTAGAAGCCTTTGCTATGCCTGAAGTAACAACAGCAGTCAATTTAATGCAAGGAACAGCTTATAAAATTAATAAGTTTATTCTTGGTGTTATGCAAAACGCATGGGACAAAGGTTTATCTATAGGAGGTATGCCGCCTATTAAAAACCTAGATTTACCAAATAAACCACATGACATTGAGACCAACCCAGAGGCACTCAAAAAGTTTAAGAAGGAAAGTGTCATAGTACATACAGAAAACAACCGTATGGTCTCTAAAAGGCTTCTATACGCTAAGATTATATGGTTAGCAGAGAAGTTTAAAGAATATGCTACTTTGTTCTTTCCTCTACAATTAGATTTTAGAGGTAGAGCTTATTGTGTACCTGCATTTCTTAACTATCAGTCTATCAACGGGGCTAAAGCATTGCTTAATTTCTCATTAGGTAAACCTATTACTACAGAAAATAGAGGTGTGTTTTGGTTAGCTGTTCACGGTTCTAATATGTGGGGTAATGATAAGGTATCATTTGAAGATAGAGAAAAATGGTCTTATGATAATTTAGCATGGATTAAAGAATGTGCTGAAGACCCTATTGCTAATCGTAAATGGGAGGACGCAGATAATCCTTTTCAATTTCTTGCATTTTGTGATGAGTGGAAAAGATACCATGAAACAGGTGATGGGTTTATTTCTCATATACCTGTTAACGTAGATGGTTCTTGCAATGGATTACAAATTTATTCTTTGTTATTAAAAGATAAAGTTGCAGGTAAATTAGTTAACTGCTTACCAAGTGAAATACCACAAGACATCTACCAGTTAGTAGCTAACGAAGTTATTAAAACTTTAAAAGTTAAAGCTAGTGAAGGCGACCCATTAGCACAAAAATGGTTAGAGTATGGTGTCAAACGGTCTACATGTAAAAGACCTATTATGACAATTTGTTATGGGTCTACTAGATACTCTTGCACTGACTTTGTAGTGGAAGATTTAACCAAAAGAAAAGACAAAGGAGAAATGCACCCTTTTGATGACATGTTTAAACCTGCAACATATTTATCTAAAATAATATGGGCTAGTATAGGTGAGAATTTAAAATCAGCTAGGGTAGGTATGGATTATCTACAAAACAATGCAAAGATAATTGCAAAAGAAGGAATACCTATACATTGGGTTACACCTGTAGGCTTTCCTGTGTTTCAATACTACCCAGAAATGAAAAGTAAAAGAGTAAGGTCTCATTTAATGGGTGAGGTGTTTGCACCGCAGATAAAACAAGAAACAAAAGAAACTGATAAGTTAAGAAGTAGAAATGCTGTAGCGGCTAACTATGTTCATAGCTTAGATAGTGCTTGTATGGTTAAGACTGTTAATATTGCTAAAGCAAAAGGTATTGATAGTTTTTGCAATGTGCATGATAGTTTTGCTACACACGCTTGTGATATAGATAAACTTAATCAAAGCATAAGAGAAGCCTTTGTAGATACTTTTAGTCAAGACTTATTTACAAAGTTTAAATTAGATGTTGGGCAATTATTGCCTGATGAAACTAGAAATAAATTACCTGCAATACCTGAAAGTGGTGATTTAAATTTAGCTTTACTACATCAATCCAAGTTTTTCTTTGCCTAAACCTATGCACTATCGGATAGTAAAGTTACACTATTAGAATAATCAACATGGAGAAAACACTGAGAACAATAACAATAAGGAAATAATGACTAAACAAACATACAATAAGATAGTAACACCTGTGGGTGTTTCTCAATACTGTTGGCTAAACACACCTGACACTAAATTTGATAAAGAGAATGGAGGACACTTTAAAACTAACCTCATTCTAAAAGGGTCAGAAGCTCAAACAGTAATTAAATCCATTAAAGAAGAAATGAAAAAGTCTTTAGAAATGGCTAAAGAAAAAACTAAAGGTAAAGAACCTAAAACAGCAAACATGCCTTTTGAAGAAGAATATATTGAGGGTAAACCAACTGGCAATATCATCTTCAAATTCAAAGCTAAAGCAAAAATTATGATGAAATCTGGTGACGTAATAGACATCAAGATACCAATTTTTGATAGCAAAGGCACACCAATGAAAGAGCAAGTATGGTCTGGTTCTGAAATGAAAATTTCAGCAGACATGATACCTTACTACACCGCAATGGCGGGAGCAGGTGTGTCTTTGAGATTAAAGGCAGTACAAATAACCAAGTTAGTTGAAGGCGGAGCAGGTGCAGGAGCAAAAGGGCATGGCTTTGACGAAATTAAAGATGGTTATGTTGCACCCGAAGAACAACCTACTGAAGCAGATGAGATACAAGAAGCATCTGACTTCTAATCAAGTAGGACTTAAATATGGGTTTAGGTCAGGTCTTGAAATAGCAATCTCACAAGAGCTAGATGCTAATAAGGTAAAGTATAAATATGAGAAGGTTAAATTGACGTATGTCAAACCACAGAAAGCTCATGCTTATACGCCTGACTTTTACCTAGATGAACAAGATATTTATATCGAAACAAAAGGTTTGTTTACTTCTGCTGACAGACAGAAGATGAGACTTGTAAAAGAGCAACACCCAGAAAAAGATATTAGATTTATATTTAGTAATTCAAGAAGCCGAATATCTAAAAAGTCTGCAACAACTTATGCCATGTGGTGTGAAAAATATGGTTTTAAATATGCAGACAAACATATTCCATTGGAGTGGTTAAATGAACAATAATCTTAGAAGTAGAACTGATTTTATAGTTGTTCATTCAACTAAAACAAAAGCTAATCAAAATTTAAGTGCAAAGGATATAACTTTACTTCATAGAAAAGAAGGTTTCTTTCACAACGCTTTTCATTTTGTAATTAAAAGAGATGGTACAGTAGAAAATGGTAGACCAGAAGATATGTCTGGTGCAATTTTACCAATAAACCAACCTTTAATTACTAATCAAAATTCTATTGCAGTAGGTCTTGTAGGAGGCTTATCTGAAGATGGAAAAACTCTCGACACTAACTTTACATTTCAACAATACTCTTCGCTAAGAGAACTTGTCAAAAAGTTGAAAACAAAGTACAAGGTTGAGGTAGTGGGTTGCAGAAATGCAATTAACTCCAAATCGTGCATGTGTTTTGACACAAGTGCGATTGTTGATTGAGACGCTCCTAGTTAGAAATAGCTAGGGGCGTTTTTTATTTATGGGCTAATGGAGGGAGACTGAAGTTAGCCCCTCCCTTTATTAATCCCAATGAAACATTTTGAATTAGAAACGCTTAACAGGCAGATAAACGAAGAAGCTGTACTGTGGAACAAAACTAAAGCACCTATACACAAAACAAACTGGAATATTTTGCTAAAAAAATTTAGCGAAGTTTACAAAAAACTAAAACCAGAAAAAATCTTTACAGACTTACAATGAACGAAAATGAATTTTTATATCACACTTCATGTGACAACTGCGGTTCATCTGATGCCAATTCTATTTATTCAGACGGACATGCTTATTGTTTTTCATGTAACAAAACAACACAAGGACAATCAACAATGGAGCTTACACCAATCACAAAACAAGAAAGTAATTTTATTACAGGCGAACATTTGCCTCTTAATAAAAGAAAAATAAATTTAGATACAGTACAAAAATATAACTATCAAGTGGGTGCATGGTTTGCACGTCCTTGTCATATTGCTAATTATTATAATGATAGCAAAGAGTTAGTAGCACAAAAACTTAGATACCCTAATAAAGATTTTCAGTGGTTAGGTACACCTAAAGAAGCAGGTTTGTTTGGAGAACATACTTGTAAAGGAAAAGGTAAATACATAACCGTATGTGAAGGCGAAATTGATGCACTTACAATGTCACAATGTATGGATAACAACAAATGGGACGTTGTATCTATTAAAACAGGTGCGGCAGGTGCAAAAAAAGACATACAAAAATCACTCGATTTCTTGGAGGGTTATGAGAACGTAATCTTTATGTTCGACCAAGACGAACAGGGGCAGAAAGCGGCGATAGAATGTGCAAAACTTCTTACGCCTTCGAAAGCCAAGATTGCGTCTCTACCTTTAAAAGACCCTAACGAAATGTTGTTAGCAGGTCAGGAAGATAAATTAGTTAAAGCTATGTGGGACGCTAAACCATACAGACCTGATGGAATTGTCTTAGGCTCAGAAATATTTGATGAGATAATGAAAGAAGATAATTATGTTACCGCACAATATCCTTTTAAATCTCTTAATGATAAAACTCATGGATTAAGAAAAGGTGAGTTAACAACTATCACAGCAGGTACAGGTGTAGGTAAATCATCTTTTTGTAGACACGTTGCGTTAGACCTATTGAAACAAGGTTTTGGTGTTGGCTACATTGCATTAGAAGAAAGTATTAAACGTAGTGCGTTAGGTATTATGGGTGTTCACCTAAAGAAACCTTTGCACTTAACAAGAGAAGGAATAAGTGAAACACAATTACAAGAAACTTTTAAATCTACTATTGGTAATGGGAACTTTTATTTATATAACCATTTTGGCAACACAGTCGCCGATAGCCTTCTTAACAAAATAAGATATTTAGCAAAGTCATGTGAAGTAGACTTCGTAGTATTAGACCATCTACACATGGCTCTATCAGCATTAGGTGATGAACATACTAATGATGAAAGAAAACTTATAGATTATTTTGTAAGTAAATTGAGAACACTGGTAGAAGAAACAGGTATAGGTGTTATTCTTATATCACATCTTCGTAGGTCAGAAGGTGATAAAGGTTTTGAAGACGGTAAAGAAGTTACCATGAACAGTCTTCGAGGTTCAGCATCTATAGGTCAACTATCAGATTTAATCATAGGTATTAATAGAGATATTAAATCAGAAAAGAAATTAGCAAATCTTACAATTTTAAAAAACAGGTTTAGTGGTGAGACAGGTAAAGCATGTACTTTATTATATGATTTAAACACAGGTTGTCTGACAGAGACAACACCTGATGTATTAGATGACTACTAAAAAAACAACAACAAAGCATAAACGAAACGCTTTGTTTTGGTCTGGCTTAATTGCTGATGCAGTTGCCAAATATAAATCAACACACGTCCCCCAAACAATATCTGTTGGAAGTATTAAAACAGCTTTCATGTTGCAAGATACTTTAACAAGCATGGCATTGAGCGGTGATGATGCGGCGTGGAATATAGAAGTTAAATTAGAAACATTACATTAATTATGAAACTACCGAAAATAAATAAAAAGATACTAGATGCACCATTTGTGCATTGTTATTGGAAAGATATAAATGCCTCTGCTATTTGGACTTCATTAAAAGAAGCTAAAGCAAGTAAAGTTACTATCTGTATTACAGCAGGTTGGCTTTTAAGAGCAGACAAAGATGTGCATATAATTGCAGGTGATGTTAATTTTAATGATGATGGCACATTAGGTGATGTAGGTAACGTCACTACTATGCCTTCAGTAAACGTCTTGAAAATTAAAAAGGTATCAGTTTGAGATACGTTTTTGATATAGAGACCAATGGATTTTTACATTCTTGTGACAAAGTACATTGCATTGTTTTAAAAGATATAGACACAGGGGAAATACTTACACCTGATAATGAAACTGCTATTAAAAAATTAAAAGAAGCAGAGTTAATTATCGGACATAATATAATTAAATTTGATATTCCTGTATTGGAAAAATTATATTCCGCTACATTTACAGGCAAAATTTTTGACACACTTGTAGGTACTAGATTAATATTTTCTGACATCAAAGATAAAGATTTTTCAATAAAAGATTTTCCAAAAGATTGCATAGGTAAACACTCATTAAAAGCATGGGGCAATCGTATAGGTGAATACAAAGAACAGATAGAAACTGACTGGCAAACTTTTACACCTGAGATGCTTGAGTATTGTAAACAAGATACAGAAGTTACTTATAAACTTTATAAAGTTATCGAAGAAAAAGGTTACTCCCAAGAAGCTATGGATTTAGAACATGAAGTAGCTTCACTTATATTTAAACAAGAAGAACATGGCTTTACATTTGATACTGAAAAAGCACAGGCTTTGTCTGTTAAATTAAAAGCAAGACTTGCTGAACTTTCAGAGGAACTGCAAGATGTATTCCAACCAATAGTTACTGAAAGATGGTCAACAAAAACAGGTAAGAAACTAAAAGATAGTGTTACCATATTTAATCCATCAAGCAGACATCATGTAGCTCAAAGATTAAAAGAGAAGTACGGTTGGGACGCTCAAGAATTTACAGCAGATGGTAAAGCAAAACTAGATGACAGTATATTATCTAAACTTCCATATCCTGAAGCAAAAATATTATGTGAACATTTTTTATTAAATAAAAGAATTGCACAAATAGCAAATGGTTCACAGGCTTGGTTAAAGCATGAACGTAATGGTAAGATACATGGCACTTGTAATACTAATTCATGTGTTACATCAAGAGCTAGTCATTCATACCCTAACTTAGGTCAAGTCCCTAGTACATCAGCTCCGTTTGGTAAAGAGTGTAGAGAATTATTCACAGTACCAGAAGGTAAACGATTAGTAGGTGTAGACGTAAGCTCTTTAGAAGTGATGATGCTTTGTCATTACATGTCTAAGTTTGACAATGGAGCATATACAAAGGTTGCTCTTGAAGGTGACATACATACAGAGACACAAAAACTAGCAGGGCTAGACAGTAGAGATTTAGCAAAGCGTTTCTATTATTGTTTTTTATATGGTGGAAGTGTCAAAAAAATTGCTGAAGTAATAAACAAACCTTTTAAAGAAGCAGGAAAGATTAAGAAAAGATTTTTAAATAACTTACCTGCATTACATAAACTTATAGAAGGCGTACAATCTGCGGCTGAACGAGGTTATCTAACAGGTTTAGACAAAAGACAAATCAAAGTTAGGAACAGCTACTCAGCACTCAATACACTTTTGCAATCAGCAGGGGCAATATTGTGCAAGAGATGGTTAGTAGAATTTAACAAAGAGATACAGAAATATAAGAACGCACAACAAGTTGTATGGGTACATGATGAAATACAAATTGAGTGTGAAGAAAAAGACGCTGATGAGATTGGTAGGATAGCAGTAGAATGTATTAAACGTGCAGGTGAACACTTCAATCTAAGAGTGCCGCTAACAGGCGAATATAAAATTTCAACTAATTGGAGTGGAACACATTGATAAATAAAAAATTTGATATTGACTTGAAATATGGTCAAGAGAGAGAAAAGAAATTAGCCTCAATTTTAGATAAAGATAAAACTAAAATAGAAGTTAAAACCGAAAGAGACTGGTGGTTTAAAACTGGTAACATTGCTGTTGAAGTAGAATGTAATGGTAAGCCTTCAGGTATTATGGCTACAACTGCAAACTATTGGGTACACATATTAGCTGATGGCGATAAGGATTATTGTAGATTAATATTTGATACAAGAACTGTAAAGAGATTAGCTAAAAAATATATCAAAACTTTAAAAGCAGGTGGTGATGGGTTTAGAAGCAGGTTTGTTCTTATACCTTTAGCCGAAATATTTTTACCAAAAAATTTAAGCAAATCTATGCAGGAGAGGATAGTTAAAAATGTATAAAAAGAAAAAAGTATTGTTAATTGATGGTGATATACTTGCGTATCAAATTGCCACGAACAATGAAGTAGAAACTAATTGGGGTGATGGACTGTGGACATTACATTCAAATGAAAATAGTTGTAAACAACAATTTGATGCAGTCATAGATGACTTAGGTTCTAACTTATCAGCAGATGATTATATCGTTGCATTAACAGATAAGAATAATTTTAGAAAAGATATTCTTCCAACATATAAATCTAACAGAAATAATAAACGTAAACCTATAGTTTTAAATGCAATGCGTGAACACATTATGGAAAAACATAATGGTGTAGTGTGGAAGAACTTAGAAGCTGATGATGTCATGGGTATTATGGCAACTGAACCCACGCAAGAAGATAGAGTAATAGTCAGTATTGATAAAGACATGCGTACTATTCCTTGCACGTTATCTAATGATGGCATGACTGCTGAACAAATCCCTCAAAGATTAGCTGATTATAACTTTATGATACAGGTTTTAACTGGAGATAAGGTTGATGGGTATGATGGTATTGATGGTGTTGGAATTAAGACAGCAGAAAAGCTAATTAAGAAATACACTAATGTTCCACTTTTAGACTTATGGAAAATTGTTAAAGGTATTTACAAAGACAAAGGTTACACCGAACAAGAAGCTCTACAACAAGCTAGGGTTGCACACATTTTAAGACATGGAGAATACAATAAAAAAACAGGGAAGGTTACACTATGGCAGATATGATACAAAACCCTCCACACTATGCAAACAATGAGATTGAACCTATTGATTATATCATAGCAAACAAACTCACATACTGCGAAGGTAATGTTGTTAAGTACATTACAAGGTGGAGAGGTAAAGGCGGTATAGAAGATTTAAAAAAAGCAAAACAATACATTGACTTTATTATAGAAAAAGAAGGCGTACCTAAAGTCACAGAAAGTAAAGATGCTTGAACATAAGCATATTATTATTCGTGCCACAGTAAACAAACCTCCTAAAGATGTCGAGTTTATTAAAAGATGGGTAAGAGAGTTAGTTGCAAAACTAAAAATGAAACCATTAGGAGATACTGTTGCAGTGTATGTAGACAAAGAAGGTAATAAAGGTCTTACTTGTTTACAAGCCATTGAAACATCACACATAGCATTTCATTCATGGGACGAAGACGAACCTGCTATGGTTCAATTAGATGTCTACACATGTAGTCACTTAGATAAACACATGGTGTTTAAAACTTTAGACATATTTGAACCAGTAGAAATTAATTATTTAACATTAGATAGAGAAAGATACTTAGAGATAAAACATTTATGATTAACTACGACAGAGACAATTTACTTACTGACTTTGGTAAGACCACATTAAAAGATAGATATTTATTACCAGAAGAAACATCACCGCAAGATGGATTTATGAGAGCGGCAAAAGCATTTTCAGATAATGATGAGATGGCAGAACGTATTTATAATTACGCTTCTAAACTTTGGTTTATGTACTCAACACCTATTTTATCTAATGGTGGTAGTACAAGAGGTATGCCTATCTCTTGTTTCTTAAATTATGTTGGAGATAGTAGAGACGGATTAACAGGACACTACACAGAGAATGCTTGGTTGGCATCTATTGGTGGAGGTATCGGCGGTTACTGGGGTCATGTAAGAAGTGATGGTGTTAGCACATCAGGTGGTTCACAATCATCTGGTTCAATTCCTTTTCTTCATGTAGTTGACAGTGAGATACTTGCGTTCTCTCAAGGTAAAACAAGGCGTGGAAGTTATGCGGCTTACATGGATATGTCTCACCCAGAGATAATAGAATTTTTAGAAATGCGTAAACCTAGTGGTGGAGACATACATAGAAAATGTCTTAACCTTCATCATGGTATTAACATTTCTAATGACTTTATGGAACTTATAGAGAAATGTATTGCAGAACCCACTTATGATGACAGTTGGAATTTAATAGACCCTCATACAAAAGAAATAGTTAGGACTGTATCAGCAAGAGAGTTGTGGCAAAAATTATTAGAAACACGAGTTGCTACTGGTGAGCCTTATGTTTCATTTATAGATACTATCAATGAAGCGTTGCCTGAAACCCAAAAGAAATTAGGGTTAAGAGTACATCATTCAAATTTATGTACTGAAATTACTTTACCTACAAATGAAAATAGAACAGCAGTATGTTGTTTGTCTTCAGTAAATTTAGAAAAGTATGATGAATGGCAAAAAGAACCTTTGTTTATTCCTGATTTAGTAAGGTTCTTAGACAATGCTTTATCTTTCTTTATAGAGAATGCACCAGAAAATGTATTTAGAGCAAAGTTTAGTGCGGCTAATGAAAGAAGTATTGGATTAGGAGCTATGGGTTTTCACGCATATCTACAATCTAAAGGTATTCCTTTTGAAAGTGCATTAGCAAAAGCTATGAACTTAAAAATATTTAGAAAGATTAAAGAACAAGCTGTTGAAGAAAGTAAAAGTTTAGCAATTAAAAGAGGTGAAGCACCAGACATGGAAGGTACTGGAATGCGTAATGCTCACTTATTAGCTATTGCTCCTAACGCTTCCTCTTCAATTATTTGTGGAACTACATCACCTTCAATAGAACCTTTTAGAGCTAATGCTTATGTGCAAAAAACTATGTCAGGTTCTTTCTTAGTTAAAAATAAATATTTAGAAAAGCTATTAACTAAAAAAGGATTAAACACAGATGCAGTGTGGCAATCTATTGTAGCTCAACGAGGTTCAGTATTACATTTAGATGAACTTTCTGATTATGAGAAAGACACATTTAAAACAGCAATAGAAATTAATCAACAATGGGTAATAGAACATGCGGCTGATAGACAGCAATATATATGCCAAGCTCAATCAATAAATGTTTTTGTTCCTGCTGATGTTAATATTAAAGAACTCCATGACATACACATGTTGGCATGGAAAAAGAAAATTAAAACACTGTACTATTGCAGAAGTGAAGCAATTAAACGTGCAGAGTTATTATCAAAAAAAGTAGAAAGGACAATCATACCTGAAGCTGATTGCTTGGCGTGTGAATAATATAATATGAAAAAATTACTAGCAGAACTTAATGCACTATCTTTGTATTACCGTGAAGGTATTGCAGGTGCATGGGTAGGTTTTTTATTAGGCTTACTTGTGGGAGCAATGATATGACATACAGTACAATATTTGATGACATAGACAAACCAAGAAGAAAAAAAAGAACTAAAAGAAAACCAAAACAATCCGTATTATGGACTGTGTACCACACGGTCTTAGCAGTAGAATTGTTAGTTATAATTATAATAGAAGGAATAGAATTATTAAGATGAGTTTATTTAAAAAAAGAGCATACTACAAACCGTTTGATTACGATTGGGCTTTTCAATCATACGATATGCAACAAAAAATGCACTGGCTACCTAGTGAAGTTCCATTGCATGAAGACGTAAGAGATTGGAATGAACGATTAACTGTAGAAGAAAAAAACTTAATAGGACAAATCTTAAAGTTTTTTACTCAAGGAGATGTAGATATTGCTCAAGCATATTTAGATAAATATATTCCACAATTTAAAGCACCAGAAGTTAGAATGATGCTATCTGCTATAGCTACAAGTGAAGCTAATCATGCACATAGTTATTCATTATTGAATGATACTATTGGTTTACCTGATAAAGAATACAAAGCATTTCAAGAATACAAAGAGATGTCCGATAAACATGAATATTTGTTTGCATCTAAAGGCAAAGGACTAGAAGGATTAGCTAAAGAGATAGCATGTTTTTCTGCTTTTGGTGAAGGACTGCAATTATTTGCTTCGTTTGCAATGCTACTTAACTTCCAAAGATATGGACGTATGAAAGGCATGTGCCAAATCGTGACTTGGTCTATCAGAGATGAGACACACCATGTTGAAAGCATGATTAAATTGTTTCATCAATTAATAAAAGAAAACCCAAATATTTGGACAGAAAAATTTAAAGCAAGTATCTATCAAACAGCTAGAGACATGGTTGATTTAGAAGATAAGTTTATAGATTTAGCATTTACAATGGGTGGTATTAGAGGACTTAAAGCAGAGGAAGTAAAACAATATATTCGATATATTGCAGATAGAAGATTGCTTCAACTGTCTTTAAAACCTAATTATGGTGTTAAAACTAATCCTTTAGCGTGGTTAGATTGGGTTTTAAATGGTGTAGAACATGCTAATTTCTTTGAAAATAGAGCCACAGAATACAACAAAGGTACTGTAACAGGTAATCTTTGGGACTAACCTTACACTTTTAGATGAAAAACGTAATGGAAGATTTAGTTCTACCTGAAAATGTTAATGACTTAATAGAGTTATTAAACAAAGTTTACCCTGAAAAATCACCTGATTTAAAAGATGATACTAAAACTATTTATTTTAAAGCAGGTCAAAGGGACGTTGTAAATTTTATTAACACACTAAAAGAGAGGGATAACTAATATGTGCGGCTCAAGACCAAAAATGCCACCTGCTCCTACACCTGCTCCAACGCCAGTTAACACTTCACAAACTGTGGGTGAACAAACTGCACCAGAGCTTGTTACGGCAAATGAACAAGAGTTAGATGTTAAAAAGAAGAAGAAAAAGAAATCAGGCACAAGTGCTTTGAATACTTCTTCAGGTTTAAATATCGCTACTAACTCAAGTCTATAATAAATGGAATAT